AATAGAATGATAAGAATAATTCAAAATACTAAAGAACAAGTTACATTTGAAAAAGATACCCGACAAGAATCTTGGTTTGATTATGATTGTTCCGATATTAATTTACTCAAACATTGTAACAGAGAAAATGATACAATAACACACGTTAAATTTGATGATGGAAAATACATTGGTAGTCTCCTTCATGTTTACTTTAAACCAGAATAGAATGCAAATAACAAACCCAACACGTTTAGTATTAGCTTGGAAAGCTATGGCTTACACATTAAAATTTAATTGATATGAAAGCAAAACAAATTAGGTGGTCACGAATAATTAAGCACTCAATACAGTATTTTTTTACACTGAATAAAATATACAAATATGAGATTGAGCATTATTATTACATGGTAAAATTTAAATTATAATAGAATGACTGAAGAAGCAAAAATGGCTTTACTACTTTTTACGGTAGGAATAACTTTAATAGGAATAGGACTAATAAAAAAACATGGAAGAGATAATTAAATACATTGAGGATAACAACCTCAAAGCGAGACACAGATACAGGAAGTACAGTTACAAAAGATTTTACCTGTACAACCTGCTAAGGAATGAAGGGTTCACTCTTTATGACATTGCAAATATGTTTGACAGGGATCATGCAACTGTAATCTATGGCATCAAAACACACAAAGATTTGATTTCAGTTAAGGACAAACTCTACCTTGATCACATTGATGAGTTGATTATGATGTTTGAGTCAACACCTAAGTCATACAGTTTAGTAACAGATGTTATCAACTGTTATAGTTTAGAGAGATTGAAGAAAATTAAGTTCAGAATTAAAAACAACATGTATAAAGACATATCTTTGTAGTCATACTGTTTGATTTTATTTATTGAAAAGACCCTCTTTGCACTGCATGGAGGGTTTTTTTGTGCCTTATTGCAATAGTAAAGTATTTTATAACTAATTGATAATCAACACTTGCAAGGGTAACAAGGGTAAAAATGCTTTTTTTAAAAACTTTAAATAGAAATAATTTATTTTTATTTTTAAAATAAAATATTATTTATCTCATATATAATTAAAATTTTTACCCTTGTATCCCTTGCAACCCAGTAAAACATTGACTTTTTACCCTTGCTTTACCCTTGCAAAATTAGATTTTACCCTTGCACCCCTTGCATATATGTTTTTTTATTTTTATATTTGCAAAGTGTAGTTTAGGCTTAGCGGCTTGACGCAAGTGGTTCACGTTCCAGCTGCACTCTTTTTTTAATAACGTGAGCAAAAACGTAAAAAATATTATGATTAGTTATTGGATTAGTGTAAAAGACACAAAAAAAGATTTTGAACGTACATCAGTTGATGAACTTTTAAATCGTATCAAGAATGGTTATTGGAAAGACCAAGTTGAACTGGTTCGTTCTGAACAAGATGAAGCAAGAAAAAAACAACAAAAGGCTGTACTTCCAAGTGTAACTATCGGTGGAGTATTTAATGAAAGAAAAGAACAAGGACTTGAAAAGCATTCAGGTTTTATCTGTATTGATGTTGATAATTACACAGATAGATCTAAAATAAATGATGATCCATATACATATGCTTTATTTAGTTCTGTTGGAGGTAATGGATTTGCAGTTATTTGTAAAGTTGACCCATTAAAACATAAAGAATCTTACAATTTTATTGCTGAACATTATTTTTTAAATTATGGAATAACAGTTGATCCAGCTCCAAAGAATGTTGCAAGCTGTAGATTTGTAAGTTATGACCCGGATTTGTTTTTAAATACAAAATCCAAAAAATCAAAGTACAAAATTGAAAAGAAAAGACTGCCTAAAAACATTTCTATAATTGTACCTAAAACAGATATTGGTGAATTAGTAAATCAAGTTACCAAATCAGTGGCCGATGAATATCATGATTATTTAGCTTTGTCATTTTCAATTGCTGTTGGATTTGATAATGATGGCCGCGAGTATTTTCATAAACTTTGTAGTTTTTCAGATAAGTATGATCCAGCTCAAACAGATAAGCAGTATGATATTGCTTTAAAAAGAACTGGAACAGGTATAACAGTAGGTACATTTTATTATTTTCTTAAAAAAGGTGGTGCTGATTTAACAAAATACAATTCAGATAAAGCAATTTCAAGTGTGAAACTGGCTAAAAGAATGAATACACCAAAGGTAGAAGTTGTTAAAGAGCTGGCAAGAGAGAAAAATATTGATGAAAATGAAGCTCTTGAGATAGTAAATGAAATTTTTGAGCGTAATGATATGGATATTAGGCATGAAGGAGGTGCTGAAAATATGATTATCAACTGTTCTAATTTTATTTTAAAACGGTTTAACATTAGAAAAAATCTAATTAGCAGAAAATATGAGTGGAATGGGATACCAATGTATGATAAAGAATTTAACACGGTTTTCCTTGAATGCAGAATGACCTTTGATGATAAGTCTATAACATTTGATATTGTAAATCGTATAATTCAATCAGTTGCTATACCAGAATACAATCCATTTTTTGAATATATTGAGGCAAATAAGCATAGAATTTCAACTGGAAATATTCAAAAATTATGTGATTCTGTAAAAAGTAACACATCATTAAAAGATAGGTTTATTAGAAAGTGGATGATTGGAATTGTAGCATGTATTTATGGCAATCCTGTACGTTCAGTTTTAGCATTAACAGGCGGTCAAAATACAGGAAAAACAGAATGGTTTAGACGATTACTTCCAAGTGCACTTCAACCTTATTATGCTGAATCAAATTTAGATAGAGGTAAAGATGATGAACTATTGATGTGTGAAAAACTCATTGTCATGGATGATGAGATGGGAGGTAAGTCAAAGCAAGATGAAAAGAAATTCAAAGAATTAACATCAAAAAATTATTTTTCTCTTAGAGCTGCTTATGGTCGATATAATGAAGATTATAAAAGACTGGCTATTTTATGTGGCACATCAAATGACCATCAGTTAATAAATGATTCAACAGGTAACACAAGAATTTTACCGATAGAGGTAGTGTCTATTGATCATGCTTTATACAATTCAATTGATAAAGATGATTTATTTATGGAGTTACATCGTGCATACACAAGTGGTGAGGTGTATAATTTAGTTGAAACTGAATTAAGTATTTTGAATGAAGTAGGTAGATCATTTGAATCTATACCATTTGAACGTGAATTGATATTGAAATTTTTTGAAATACCATACAATAGAGGTGAATGGCTAACAGCAACTGAAATAAAGGATATTATTGAAACATATTCAAAACAGCGAATACTTTCTATGAAAAAATTAGGAAGTGAATTGAAACAAACTTTTGGAAATCCTATGTTTAAAGATAGGTCAAACAAATACTATGTAGAGAGAAAGTCTGAAATTATGGATCCATTTAATACTTTTTCGCTATGATAGAATTGTATGATTATCAGAAACAGTATATTTCAGAAATAAAAAAACACTTTGCAAATGGCAAAAAGCGTTTAGTATTATGTTCTGCAACTGGAAGTGGAAAAACAGTGATGTTTAGCTACATGACAAAACAAGCCTTTGAAAAAAATAAAAGGATTTTAATTTTAACAGATAGAAAAGAATTATTTAGTCAATCAAGTGGTGCACTGGTTGAAATGGGATTGCATTGTAATGAGATAAAGCCAAACAAAAAAGTAGATTTTTCACATTCTTTGTATGTTGGTATGATCCAAACAGTCACACGTAGAATTAAGAATGTAGAATATCAAGAATTAATTAAATCATTAGATTTGATTATTTTGGATGAAGCTCACAAATCTATATTTGATCCTATCTTTGAATATGTTTCAGAAAAAACATTTGTAATTGGAGCAACAGCAACACCTCATCGGGAGGGAAAGCAACAATCACTTGATAAATTTTACGATGAGATAGTCCAGGTGATAGACACACCAGATTTGATTATCAAAGAAAAATTATCACCATGCAAAACTTATGGAGTAAAAGTAGATTTATCTGGCATCAAAACTAAAAGTGGTGATTATGATGAGAAATCTATGGCCGACAAATTCAGTGAAATAAAGTTATTTCATGGAGTATATGAAAATTATATAAGAATTTGCAATGGTAAAAAAGCAATTGTATTTGCTCCAAATGTAGAAAGCAGTCGCGAACTTGTTAATGACTGGACAGATTCAGGACTTCCAATAAAACATGTTGATTGCTACATGACAGATTTAGAACGAAAAGAAATAATTGAATGGTTTAAAAATACTGATGGTGCAATTATTTCAAACTATGGAATTTTAACTACTGGATTTGATGTTCCAAGTATTGAAGTAGTAATACTGTATAGAGCAACAAAATCACTTCCTTTATTTTTACAAATGGTAGGAAGAGGATCAAGAATATCAGATGGCAAATCTGAATTTATTTTACTTGATTTTGGTAATAATGTAAAAACTCATAACTACTGGGAACATCCAAGACAATGGTCATTGAAAAAAAAAGAAAAGAAACAGGGAACTGCTCCAATTAAAGAATGTCCAAGTTGTTCTTTTTTAGTTCATGCACCAGTAATGATATGTCCTGAATGTGGTCATGAATTTGAAAAATCTGAAAAAGAAAAAGAGCAACAAATAATTGCAGAATTAGTTTTGATGAGTGGTATTGACATAAAAAAACTTGCAGAAAAAGCATCAATACAACAACTAATTCAAATTCAAACAACAAAAGGATATCAAAAAAGCTGGATTTATCACTACTTAAAAACAGCTGATGATTTTAAAGAATATGGTAAAATAATGAAATATCACCATAGGTGGGCAACACATCAAATTCAAATGAGAAATTTATGAAAAATGAATCAGCAATACAGCAAGAATGTTTTATATGGTTTAACAACACATTTTGTTTAAAACATCATAATCCAAGATTTATTATGTTCAGCGTTCCAAATGAAGGGAAAAACGCAACTGAACAAATTAGAAAAAAACAAACAGGAATGCTTCCAGGTGCAAGTGATACAATTATAGTATTGAATAGTCAAGTAATATTCTGCGAGTTTAAAGATGAAAAAGGAAGGCAATCAGATAAACAAAAAGATTTTGAAGAGAGAGTTGAATCATTGAATCATAAGTACTGGGTGATACGATCACTTGAAGAGTTTAAAACTAATATACAAATTGAACTACTATGAGAATCAGACTAAAATACCCATCATTCACAGTGTATTTAAAGCACAAAAAAAAAATAAGAAGGGCAATATTAAAACCTTATAAACACCCGGTCAAGGGTATTAATAATGAATCAACAGATAACTGTTAATAACTTTATTTATTATATATGCAAAAGTTTATTATCTTTGATGAAAATAAATACAGTATGGAAAAAGAAATCAAAACAGCGACTGAGAAAATCAAGGAGCTAAATGAGTTGAGTAATACACTCACTCTACACCAAAAACTACACCGGGCAAAGTTAGCCATTGGTAAGGTGGTTAAGAACGCACAAAGTCATCATTCAAAGTATGCTGACCTCAATGCTATCATGGCAGAGGTCGAGCCTGTACTACTTGAGAATGGCTTAATCTTATTACAACCTATTCAGGCCAACAGTGTGTGCACTCAGATTGTTGACATTGACTCAGGTGCCATGATTGTATCTTGCATGGACTTACCTCAAAATGTCAACCCTCAACAGATGGGTAGTGCCATTTCTTACTATCGTAGGTATACCCTTCAAAGTGCTCTCTCATTGCAGGCAGTGGATGATGATGGCCAACAGGCATCAAAGTACCAACCAACTGAGACTAAAAAAGAATCATTGTCAGATGCACGTTTCAAGGCTGCTCTTGCTAAGATAGCATCTAATGAGTTCACAGTTGAGGAGTTGAAAGCTAAGTTTTACCTAACCAAAGAACAGGAGGCACAGTTATGACAGCAAAAGATAAAGCGAATAAGATGTGCCTAGATTTTTTAATAGATGTACACACAGATGAAAGAGATTACGGCATGAATAAAGAAATGGCCAAACAATGTGCATTAATTGCAGTTGATGAGATTTTAATATGTTGTATAGGTTCTCACGAAGATTATTGGAAAAAAGTTAAACAAGAAATACAACAACTATGAAATGGAGACCATCACAATTAGGTAAGCTCATGACTAACTCCAGGAGTAAGTCAGAGCTCTTGTCTGAGACTGCTAAGTCTGAGATACGGAAGATAGCTAAACAGGATTTCTTTGGATACAGCTCAGACATTAAGACTAAGCCAATGATAAAAGGAACTGATTGGGAACAGGATGGCATTGATCTACTCAATGAGGTTAGGTTCACTAAGAAGTACATTAAGAACACCATCAGAGTAGAGAACGAACTCATGTCAGGGTGTTGTGACATACTCATGGATGATGTTATCATTGACATCAAGAGCTCATGGTCATTAGAGACCTTCCCGGCAACACCATCCGAAGGTGAGAACTCAGACTATGAGTGGCAGGGTAGAGCATACATGTGGCTCTATGATAGACCATCATTTGAGTTAGTCTACACCATGTATGATACAGATGATACTCTGCTCACTGATTGGGATAACCTATCCATACATCGTGTTGATCACATTCCAATGCATCATAGAGTAACTGTGCTCAGATATGAACGTGATGAGGAGATTGAGGACTTGATAAGAGAGAAACTCATTTACTGTAATGAGT